TACCGCTAACCTCAACGGGATATGTCCGCAGGGAGTGCCGTAATGCTTGCCGCAAGGATAGACGCTATAGGGCTAAAGTATTTTTAAAACAGAAAATGACTCCAGACGTATATTCCTTATTAAAAGACGCAGGACGCGGAGGAAATACTCACGCTAATAGGTTTATGAGTAACAGGATATGGTACGACATAGACTCTTACGACGTCTGTAGCTCTTACCCTTATCAACAACTAACTCAGCTCATGCCCTGCTCTAAGTTTACATATTATGGAGATGTAACAAGCGAGGCAGAGCTGGCGGGACTCCTGGCGGATAATGCCTGTCTTTTTCGCATTATGTTAACGGACGTCAAAATAAAAAAAGACGTTCCTATACCATACATACCGACAGCTAAGCTCCTCCAGCATGGAAAAGGTAAATATGATAACGGGCGCGTCCTGGAGTGTGAATGGCTCGTTATGGCGGTAACTGACATTGACTGGCGTATAATTGAAAATCAATACGACTATGAGAGCCTATCTATATCAGACTTTCATATAGCCCGTTATGGATATATGCCCGAGCCGCTCCGCGATACTATACTTAAGTATTATAAAGATAAAGTAGAGCTAACCGCTAAAATTGAAAATATGTCCGACGGAGAGGATAAAGACAACCTCATATATTTAAAAAATAAGGTAAAAAACCGTCTTAATGGTATTTTTGGGATGAGCTATACTGACCCTGTACGGGATATTATAGCGCTCGACGAGTCGGGGTTATGGCTACCTCCCGAGCGTCCTAATATTAAGGAGTCTTTAGAACGTTTTTATAAGTCCCGTAATTCCTTTTTAGTATATGCTCACGGGGTTTGGACGACAGCAAGAGCCAGGGAGCACTTGCAAAAACTTATTGACATAGTCGGCGCTGATAATGCTATATATGTCGATACCGATAGCTGTAAGGGTATAATGGACGCTGACGTTAAAGCCAGGATAGAGGCAGAAAATGAGAAAATTAGAGCCTTATGCGATGAGCGAGGCGCTTATGTAGATTGCGAGGATAAACGCTATTACCTGGGAGTCTATGAACATGACGGGGAGTATAAAGATTTTAAGACCCTGGGCGCTAAAAAATATTGTTATACCGATAAAAAAGGATTTCATATCACTATATCGGGAGTACAGAAAAAGCTCGGCGCTAAAGAAATGAGCTCTATAGATAATTTCAAGCCTGGTTTTATATTTAAGGAGGCTGGAGGTAAAACTCTCTATTATAATGACTGCGAAAAGCATTATATCACTGTAGACGGTGTTACCATGCTTACAGCCTCTAATATAGGTATGGTCGACAGTACGTATAAGCTCGGAGTCACGGGAGAGTATGCTGAGCTTATCGGGCTCAACGTATACGATGTATTACAATAAGGAGGTAAAATGATAGGTATTATAGTATTGATTTTTGTTATGTTAGGCGTCTTTTTATGCGGCGTATGGTTAGGGATTTATATACTATTATGGGAGGATAACGAGTGATGGAATATATAAATATATGGGACTACTACGACACTCGCTACCCATTCCAGGCTTTTATCGGCGGCAGAGGTACGGGTAAGACGTATAGCGCTTTAAAAGGAGCGTTAAACAGGAGTAACAAGTTTATCTATATGAGACGTACAGCCCAGGAGCTCGACCTCATGCTCGACTCTGATAAGGGAGAGGGCGCTAATCCTTTTAAACCTATTAACGCGGATTTAAATAAGGAAGTCGGTTTGTCGCGTATAGTAAAAAATTTAGCGGGTATTTTTAATAGGGAGCTAGTCGACGATCGACTCCAGGCGGTAGGTGCTCCGATAGGTTACGGCGTCGCATTATCGACTATTGCCTCTATACGCTCCCTCGATTTTAGCGACTGCGACGCCTGTATTTATGACGAGTTTATACCCGAAAAACATATACGGCGTATTAAAAACGAGGGCTCAGCATTGCTTAACGCGTATGAGACTATGAACAGAAATAGAGAGTTAAAAGGCGAGCCGCCTATGGTTATGTTTTTGCTCGCCAACTCCAACGATATTTATAACGACGTTTTTATCGAGCTCGGGATTGTGTCCGATATAGAGAAAATGAGCCGCAAGGGTAAAGCCGACTTATATATTGAGGAGCGAGGGCTTGCTATACACCTCTTAAAAAGTTCTGAACAATTCGTTGAGGCTAAAAGTAAGACGGCTTTATATAAGCTTACGGCGGGCTCTACCTATGCAGATATGGCTCTCGGTAACAAGTTCGCGTATGAGGATTTTAGTCTGATAGGTCGCCAGTCCCTGGCAGGGTTTAGACCTGTCTGTAATATCGGTAAAGCCTTTTTATATATGAAAAAAGGCGAGAGTTTTTTATATGTCTCATACGCCCAGGCTAAGACGATAAAGTACAATATAAATAACGAGTCGGACCGTATGAGCTTTTACGACGATTACGGTAGGACTCTCAAAAAATACTATACTAATGGCTGTATATGTTTTGAGTCTTACGAACTCAAACGTATAATACTTGATTTAATATTATAACGTATGTTATATTATATGTAGGCTCAGCGCGTCGGTCAGCCGTCGGAAACGGTAGCGCATGGATTGACCCTCCATTAGTAGCCTATATAAAAGCCCTCGAGGACTAACCCCGAGGGCTTTATTTTGGTTAATATTACGACAAGATTGTAACATCAGTAGCCGCGTCGAAATGCCAGTTATTATACAGATAAGCTGTACTATACTTAATACCGTCGCTTGACTGTGCTAATTTAGCCTTAGTCGCATCATTTACGCCGCTGTTATTCATGATCGAGAGGACTCTGTTATCGTCTAACAGTAGTACGGCATTGCTGGCGTTGTTATCAACGCAATTATAAAACCAGTTGCCGTTGATATTGCCATAGTTACATGTATCCATATTGATACCCGCCTTTTTAAAGCGCTGTATCGAGTTGTTACAGATATTAACGCGGTTAATGTTTAACAGCTGGATACCATAATCGGGGTAGTCGGGTCTGTTGATACCGAGCCCGTCCTGTCCGTTAATACCGATTATTGTATTATTCATAATATCAATACCGCTCGATATTACTGCCGAATTACTAGCCCTGTGTATGTAAATAGGTACGCTTACAAAACTGCGGATATAGTTACCGCATATCATCGCCCTGTAGCAGTTACCATTAAAGAAACAGCCCGACATGTCGCTCTCGTTATCCTCAATAACCAGGTCTATGTCTCCTATAAAGTCGATATAAATACCTGCGCTATTTAAGAAGTCCATAGCGGTTTCCTCGCCTACTCCATGGAATCTGTTTCTATGGATATTAAGCCCGCGCATATTTGTAAGACTTGAATCAAAATCGAAATATACACCGTAGCGACAATGTACGAACATATTATCATAAATGTCGATATTACGACCATGTACGATAATACACTTACCGCAGTAGAAGAAATCGCAGTTTTTAACTACGCTGTCAACATTTCCGCCGATGCCGTCGAACTCGAGAACATCAAAGTCGCGGAAAGTATTATTGACGCCGTGTATACTGATACCGTCAAATACGTTATTATAACCGCATTTAAACGCTACCGTTACCGCTGTACCTACCCAGAATGTAACAATTCTCTCAGATTTTTCAAAACTTATGAGACTTACACCTCTCGGTACTGTAATAGTGCTGTTAATATAATAAGAATGATTACAGTACAGATCGAGGTCGTTATCGAAACAGAAGTTTAAAGCGTTCTGAATAGCTGTTGAGCTGTCGGTAGGTGTTCCGCTGAGAGCGTCGCCTCTGGCGCCGAACTGCTCAGGCGTTACTATCTTATTATCAAGTATAAGCTCCGCTCTAAGTCCGTTAGCGAGTGCTATAACGCTACCGCCGTCGGGAGTGAGTCCGCTGTTTGTGATAAGATAGAGCCCGCTACCTCCCTCTATATTGTTGTAATAGCTGGCTGTTTTAACAATATCATTAACAGCCAGGTCTGCCGCCACCATAGAGGCGACACAGTCAAAATTAGGAACGACTCCCGCCACAGCCGCCTCAACAGCCGCGACTCTCGCAGTCAGCGACGCGATAGCGCCGTTATAGTTACCTGTAAGAGCCCAGTAGGTCGTGTCGCTAATAGCGGCGCCTATAGGGACAGGCTTTTTAGAGGTGTAGTAGTCGTTACCGTTTTTAACGATCTCGAGCGGCTCATAGGAATACGTATTATCCCAGTCGCCGCCGTTAATGTCTGAAAACTTAGGAACGTAACGCGCTCCTATATACTCTGTTACTGCCATAATAACCTCCTATGCGTTAAAAGATAATACCAGGTGACCATAATCAACACCAGGGATAGTAATATCCAGTCCTGTAGTATTGAATATGATATCAGCCCAGCTGTCGGGTACATATGCGACAAAATAGCCGCTATCGTTTAACCCAAAAAATACAGCTTTAACCATATCTGCGACTAATGACGGCATGTTTACTCTAGCCCAGTTATTAAACGCAATGACGACTGACTCGGGAAAATCTCCCGCCATTATCTCATCATAAAGCGCTTTTAACTCCTCATACTCAGCGGTATGCTCCTCTTTCCAGGCGTCAAGCTCATCAATGGACGCCTTGAGCTCTTTTATACTATTGAGTAACCAGTCATCATTATAGAGATTAGGGTCTGTATATGGGAACTCATAATTAAAAGCCATTAAACTAACCTCCTGTTAATAGACTTGTACGATGAACTCGCGTTCAAAGCGCGCGGCTATATCGGTATAGATATCAAACTTTCTCAGCTCCAACTCTGAGAATATCATCTGTTGACTGGTAGTCACTCCGATATTGCCATGTATATGTGAACTGTAGCCCTCTGTGCCGCTATGGGTTACAGTATCAACCTTACCATAATTAGTAGTATCTTTATACCCGCCGTCCGTGTCTTTTTCGTCCTCCCTGTTAGTCCTGGAGTCTGTGACTTTTTCCGACGGCTGATAAGCTGAGGAGTCAAACGCGGATACCTGGGTCTCTCTGGTATCGTCTCCCTTATAGGTAACGGTCTCTTTCATATGATCGTAGTCTCGGTCACTACTGTCTTTACCCGAAAGAGTAGATTTATCCGTAGTATTAGGCGTTCTTGTACTCTCCTCGTGCCTGTTATAGTTCTCGATAGGGTCATAATCGGCAGTAAGAGCCTCCATAATCCTATCAAAATTGAGATAATTACGGGAGAACCAGAGCCTTATATCAGCCTTAAGTATAGGCGGAACTTGATGATAAGGGTATAGCTGTCCGCATCTTTTCATTATCTCAGCCAGGAGCGCGTCCCGATCGTAACCAGTCGGGAGTATCATACCGTCGAACAGGGTAGGGTCGTAAGTATACATACCATATAATGTCAATCTCGCCATGATGTAGTTACCTCCTGCTCATAATCATAATGGAGTTTAACGTCGAGCTCGAGACCCGAGACCACGTTAACATCTTCCATAGACTTTTTAATATTGTCATATATTACGGTAATAACGGCGCTGGTTTCGTCGTTATTTTCGTTAACCTCCTGGGAGTTAAGCCTCTCCCTCTTGTCATAGTTCGCGTTACGTACACCTATCTCAGTGAGAAAAGCGTTAATAATACCGCGCCGCGCCTGGAGCAGGTC